CTGCCGCCACGTTTTGCACGCAGTACTCATACGGTTCGGCACCCAGGTAGTACAGCCGACGGTTGAGCATCTGCGCCTCCAGATGTCTGAAGCCCTCGCTTTTCTTGTAAAAGAGCTGCGGTTGGTCGATGACTTTAAAACCGGCTTTCTTCATGCCGCTGAAATACTCGCGGCAGAATTTCCTGTCATGGCCCACCTGGTCAATTTTGAACCCGCGCGCTCTCATGTCGGTAAACCATTTGACGACTGATAGATGATCGTTGGTCGGTGTGTTGCACATCGTCAGCCATCCATCGTCACGCCAGCCGAAGAGCGGGATGCTGTCTTTGTCAGCCTTTTCAGCTGCAGCGACGACCGGGAACCATGCATGAGGAATCACGATATCGATGCCCTTGTACTGGCCGTGCAGATCCGCAGCGGTCAGGTCATGCAGTTTGGATAAGTCAGCGCCTCCGTACCATTTCATCGGGAGCTTCGCCAAGTAGTCGATCTTTTGGTCCAGGCTCCAGTCCGGATCGATCCCGAGCTCCTGCTCAGCTGCGGCATTGCTCAAGCGGAACTTAGTGATATCGAAGTACGCCTTGAGACTGCTGACGAAAACATTGAGCTTCTTCGCAAAGAAGTCTTTCCGCTGCTGCGGATCGTCTTTGGCCTGCATTGAGTCGTTGAGGATGTCGGCTGGCCTGATGGTTATGCCGTAATTCGGATTTGCCATCTCGTGGACCCTGGGATTGGTGTAGTCAATCTCGCCTGTTTCCGGATCCGGATCAGCCATGCAGAGAAAGATGAAATACTGATCATCCTGGACGGTCCCATTGAGCACCTTTTTGCAGTACTGAATACGCTGCGCCAAAAAGCCATTGCCATCGTCACCGGCTGTCGAGATCCCGATCACCAATTTGTTGGTATAGGCCGCCGTCGCCTCTTTGAGGATGTTGTACTGCTTGGGCGTTTTGTATGCATGGATTTCATCCGCAATCACGATATTGCAGTTAAAAGAGTCCTGACTGTCTGGATTGCTCGCCAAGGCATTCAAGCTGATACTGCCGCCGGCGATGTTGCTGTTCTCGATCTTGTGATCGATGTTGTTATCCAGGATCCTCCAGCCGTCTTTCTTCGCTGCGGCCTTGCCGCCATACATGTGCTGTTCGATGTTGTACTGCCAATTTGCAAATGTTTCCTTGGCCTGCTTCAGAGCGGCACCCACAACATAGACAACAGATGCACTTTTGCGTTCGAGTATGGCCAGAGCGAAAGCCAGGTCAGACACGAATGCGGTTTTCCCGTTTTTTCTGGGTATAAAAATAAGGGCCTCTTTCACGACTCGTGATTGTGTGCCCTTATGCCAGAAGATCAGGATCCCGTAAATGATGAACTTTTCCCAGGCTTCCAGGTGCATCGGTGTGCCCCGCAGCGGAGTGCCATCCAGGCGCTCGCCCTGCCGGTGGACCATCGTGGTCTCGATGATCCCGATGACAAAGTCTGCGTCTTTCGTGCGGATGTCATAGCGATCATCCTGCAGCATTCGCCGGAATCTCTCGCACGCCAGGATCCGGTCCTTGTTGGCCAGGATCTTCCCTGAGATGACGCCGTCCACATAGCGCTCGACTTCGGCGGAATATTTCCCCGTCATCAGGCTCCCAGCTTTCTGAGTGCGGAGGAAAGCACACTGGACTCAGGCATCTGCTCCTGACTGTCCAGGCGTTTCATGGAGAGCGGTGTCAGACCCAGCTCCCGCTGATAAGCCAGGATATCTTTCCGCAGCGTTTCCAGTGTCGTGACGATGCCGGACTTTTTTGTGCCGCCGCCGTCCGTGACTTCGACAGGATTCATGCCGATACTGATCCATGCCTTCAGGATTATGTCGTACTGATCCATCAATCCCGCGCAGATCTCGACCGTGACCAGGTATTCTGGTTTCCACACGCCAAGTTTTGTCATGTAGCGCTTCAAGCGCTTTTCGGTATCTGTCAGTTTCCTGGCTGCCACCTCTCTCACCTCCTTACATCAAAGATTCTGGTGCCCGCCGGGGAGGGAAAAGGCTCCCCCGCCGCGCTGGAACCCCCAAGCCGAAAATTTTTCGACCCCGGGGGGCTCAACTTCCCCAGTACCTGCCGCCTTTTTCCGGGTGCGCTTTGTTGTGACACGCAGCACACAAGGCTCGGCCGTTGTTGACATCGTACTGCAGCTCTGGGTACTCGTCCCTGTGCTTGATATGGTGTGCTGTCGTCGCCCTGACCGGCAGCCCGTCAGCATCCACGCGTCCGTATCGCTTGCACTCCTCGCAGAGATAGCCAGCTCTCCGCAGGACCTTCTCGCGCCATGCCCTGTGCCTGGCTGAATCGTAATACTTGACCGCCATAGTAACCTTACGCCACCTTAGTAACCTTATGCCACCTTAGTAACCTCCCGAGCCCCCTCCAGCCAGGAGGATGTCCCCCAGGCCAGCCGCGCGCCTGGATCTACCTGCATACAAAAAGCCGGATGCGCCGCACTCACATCCAGCCTCTTGCATGATATCAGTATAACAGTTAAGTACTGCCCCGAGAGTATCCAATTCATTCCGTGGAGTATTTCAGCTGAGCCAGTTTGTAGAAGAACATCCGCCGCGCTTTAAAGAACGTGTTACGCTTTGACGTCGGCATGTACTCAGGAGGAATATGCTCGAATGCCACACCGTCGCAGCAGGAGCAGATCAGAGCCCGAGCCCATGCTCCACCATCTGGGAACCGTGCCGCCTCGTCAATCATATCCACATCATGCAGCAGCTGCTCCCGTCTGATTACCAGGGATTCGACTGGCCGCCCTATGCCGCCGTGCCCTCGGATCATGGATGCATCCGGCAGACCAGAGTCATCCGGCTCTGACTCCGGCATCCTCTGGCTGCCTACGCTCAGCATGCATGCAGCTCTCTCCAGTTTATCCTTGTACTGCCGGCAGAATGCCTTGAGCTCTCGGTATTGCCATTTACTTATCCCGTACTGGTCCAGCCTGATCTGGTACTGTCTCATCTTTCGCCTCCGCTTTCGGTTTGCGGCCTCTGGTTGTTTTCGGTTTGGTCTTGTCCACGTGGCTTCCGCCCACGCGCTTACTCCTGGTCTTGGGTTTCTGTTCATCTGGTTTCGACTGCGGGTCAGGATCCGGCTCCATAGCCCGCTGCTTGACCATCTGTTCGACCAGGGCAAAGGACCTGTGCATCCCATCATCCGCCTGGTACGCATCCCGTGCTGTGCGCTCAGCTTTACGGATCGCCAGGATCAGCTCCTGCTCCTCTGGCCTGAGCACACTCTTGTGCTTGCATACCTCTGGACATTTGCGCACAGCTTCACGCAGCGCACTGATCGGCACCATGATGTTAAGCGGTGGCGCTTCGGATGTGATGATCAGCATCTCGGTGTCCGTCGTCGGATTGTCGATGCTGATCTTGGCAGGCACTTCGGTCATCGCCTGCTTCTTGATGTCCCGGTTGACCAGGACCTGGATCGGTGTCTCAACCATCCGGCTGTACACAATCTCATTGTATTGGGATCCATTACTCGGCATCGTTGTCGTCTCCTCGTATCGTCGTCAGTCCTGACAGCTCACAGGTCCCATCTGGATTGTGGCCGTCGCTGTCGTAGTGCAGCGTATCCAGGATCGTCTGGTACAGCTCACACTTGTCCACATCTTTCCCGCACCGCTCGCAGAGCATGCACTCCATGGCCATGCACCGGTCGATCAGCCGGATGTATGCCTCTTCGTCGATGTAGATCCCGCCGTGGAGCTTGCGCTCAGACGGACCCACAACCTCGAGCGTCAGCCTTGAGTGCTGCAGCTCTTCCCGGATCGCTCTGAGTTTTTTGGTCGGGATCGTGTCCAGCAGATCATCCATCAATGCCGGCATGCGTACCGTCAGCATGCGATAATCACGCCAGCCATAGGGCACCAGCTTCAGCCTGTCCTTCAGTGCATCGCCTGACCGCAGCACCATATCGATGGCAGCAATCAGACTCCTGAGATGATTCCACTCTTTTCCGGAGAGCGGCACCCGCCCGTCCGGCTCTGGTTGTCGTAGCATTGTTGTACTCCTTCACTGTCACAAAAGTCCCTCACGCATCTGGATCTTCCGCAGCGTTTCCCAGTTGTTTATGGCCATGTGAGTCTGATCCCGGCAATCCTGCTTATTGTCGTATAGATCGTACTTCCGGACGCCTCCCATTGGGTTAGCAGAGAAAGTGGCAACTCTCCGGTAACTGCCGCCATGAATCTGATATATCCCGTACTCCGTGCCGTACTTGGTAGGCATGATATCCCGGATGTATACCGTCAGCACCCTGGGCTTGCTTGTCGCTCCTGCTGTATACTGCAGCCAGTAGTAGGCACCCTCTGGGAGATCCGGATCCGGAGGATGCGGGAGATAAGTTTCGATCATCAGCTTGATCCGCTCGTCAATCATCCATGTGCCTCCTTTTGTATTCTGCCCGAATATCCTGCATCAGCTCGCATGTTTCGCAGTCTTCAAGCTGCTCGCCCGTTCGGTTGCAGTACCACAGCGGGCAGTTCGCAATTAGCTGTCCTGCATTCCAGCAGGTCTGGTCATCGCACTCTATGCAGGGAATGTCACGCCCACGCCTGCACACCCGGATCCTGTCACTCATCCCTGTGCCTCCTTCTTCCGATAAGATCCCAGCACGTCAAGCATCGGCTTTGACAGGATTTCGCGATAGATCTCAATGGTTGGTGATGTTCGCCTCCCATCTCCAGAGCTCAAGTGAATCGTTAGTTTCATCTCTCGATTCATATCAATTTCGCCTACGATTTTTTCGGCCTGGTCAGCAATCTCGAGAGCACCCGCCCGGAGCTGATCCACCCACATTTTCTGGAATCTGTTCATTCCATCTTACCTCCCAGTGCTCCCGAATCCATGGTCACCGCGCTCTCCGCCGTCGATCTCATCAACGATCTCGACCGGCTCATAGAGGCAGGGCACAACGACCAGCTGACTGATTTTGTCGCCCTTCCGGATCCGGACCTCGTGCCGGCTCTGGTTGTGGAGTCCGACGATGATCCGGCCGGTGTAACCCTCGTCGATCAGGCCTGTGCTCGTAATCCCGTGTTTGATGTATAACCCGCTTTTGCTGACCAGGATCCCGCAGGTGCCCGGAGGCAGCTGCACGTGCACGCCAGTGTCAACCGCTACGCTGTCTCGCGGGCCCAGGACGATCTCCGTATCAGCCATAAGATCCAGGCCTGCGTCCGTGTTATGTGCTCTGGTTGGCTCAAATGCCCAGGATTCAAGCTTTACTTTCATTATCGTTTTCCTCCATGTTTGGAATGAATGCAGTGAACCTGATCGCATCCGCTGTGATTTCCATTTGACTTACCATATCGCCGTACAGACTTTTTCCTTTTGTACCGCAATATGGACATTCTCCGGTCCTGGTTAACGGTGCGCCACAATTCCGGCAGTTGCTCATCAGCTCCACCTCCCGCATGGCTTCATCTCGTGGCATTTGCCGCCATGGTACTCACACATCGGCACCAGCAGACCCTCGAACTCGGGGCATACATCCAGCACCTCGAGGCACATCATCTGGACGACTTGACGGGTCTCTTTCGATGCTTGCTGGCAGAGCCGCTTATTGGCCAGGTTGAGCAATGCCTCCGCATTTATGCTCATCCGCATGGTGACGGGTGCGTCCTGTCTGGCTGCATTGCGGTCATAGTTGCTCTGCCGGTCGTTGCGCTGGCTCTCCACATAACAGTTAACTCCCACGTGGTGCCGGACCAGATGTACGGATACCCAGTACGGGATGTCCCGGAGCTCGAACCGGAACCACATCTCGCGGATCGGCGAATGCCGCGCCTCGAGGATTCTGTGCAGCCAGCGCTCTGATGGCTGCTCGTCTGTATCCTTGCCGACAGTCCCAAGCGCACACTGGTACACCCAGCGCATGGTTTTATTTCCAGGGTAATCAATTAGCTTGACTTCCATTGTCATCTTCCTCCTTTGGCCACCAGCTGAGGCACGACTTGATGCTCAGCTGGTCTTCATTCAATCTCATGCCATGCAGCCGGCAGTAGCCTCTGCATTCAAAAGTGCAATTGCTGCAGGTTTTCTCCTCCATGCTTTCTTTCGCCTACCTTTTCGCAACACTCCTCGAATCGTGCTGTCTCTCCCTGGACCAGATCCCGGAGAGTCTCATGGATCCACGCCACCGGGATGCAGCTCAGATAACTCACTGATGTATACCCGCCATGCTCCGGATCCGTGCGGACCACCTGGATCTGGATCAACTCAGCCTCGATGCATGCTTTGTATGCGCTCAGCTGGGCCTCCGTCAGTCCGCGCGGCCAGACATCCAGGACCTGGATAAATGGAAATACTGCCTGTTTCATGAGTCATCACCATCAATGTTTTTCTGTTCTACAGCGATTTCTATGCCTGCGCTCTCTGGCATTACCCAGAACTTCGCTATCGACTCGATGTAAACTTGTGCGTCGTCCAACCAGAAACCGGCTTCAGTCATGCAATCTTTTAGACCTTTGACCAGGTTATCAGTATCCGGTCGTGTAATTTTTGGCATGCCATCCAGATGCTTGTTTTTCGTACTGAAGCCGTAGACGACTTCCAGACGAATCGGTCCAGCAAACGGTTCTTTTGGTGCCTCCTTTCGGAGATACTCCATCAGCTCCGCTCTGGCAGCTGACAGCCGGCTGTCACGGTAGACGACCACCTGACCGTTTTTCTTCCGGCCACCATAGCGGTGCTGCTGCTCTGTCACCCTGGCCGGTTCGCCAGGAATGAAGAAATGAATTTTTGTCATGTCGTACTCCTCTTTTTCTGGGTCTGGGTATTGGGTGTATGTATGTTACGTACGCGCACATTAAACAGGGAAGTTATGACCCTGTTAATGTGTGTGCGTGTACGTACGTATATATACCTTTAGGTATAGGATGCACGTATGCACGCACGTGCATGCATGACTGAGCATTTTCTTCAATGTTGCACGCACGTGCGTACATATCGAAGTACATGATTTTCTCAATGATGCACGCACGTGCATGCATGCATCGAGTACATATTTGCTCATTTCGTCTTGCACACCAGGGATGTGCTCTTGTCCAGTTTGTAGTGATATTTTTCCAGTTGACGTCTGACCGTGTTGGCACTTACTCCGAGATAGTCAGCCATCTGCTGAGCCGTCGGCGGCTCGCCCATATTGGCATTGGCAAATGCCTGGTCATACCGGTCCTGTTGCTCCTGCTTCTGCTCTTCAGCTTTCGCACGTCGGGCTTCCCTGGCTTCCTTCACGGTCGCCTTTTCGCCGTCCGCGCGGAAATCTTTGAGCGTGCCGGATGCATCCATCTCATGGACGGGATACGCGAACCAGAGCAGATCCGGAGGATGCGGAGCGAACTCGCGCAGCGTGTACTCCATACGCCAGCCGGTACAGCTCTGCAGCCGGTCCGCTGCTTTTTGGCAGCGCTCCAGCATGGTGTCCGCCTCCGCGTCCGGGATCCGGTTCCGCGTCCAGGCGGTCAGAGCGATATAGCTGCTCTTGACTTCGTCCGGCGCCTCGTTTTCCCATCCTGGCCGGTATGTGCTCAGGTACTGGTGGATGATCCGGAGCTTGGCGTCGCGGATCAGCTCCTCACGCTGAGCCGGTTTGATGACCAGCTCGATCAGATCCAGGAGCGCGTCCGGATCTCTGGCAAAAACGCCGGAACCACTCGCCCTGTCCATGGATCTCTTCTGGCCCTGGGAGCCCTTGCTGTGATGATGGCAGTAGATCATGGAGCAGTGCAGGCTCGCCGCGATCTGGTCGAACAAGTTGCAGAACTTGGCCATTTCGCTCGCGCTGTTTTCGTCGCCAGTGATCACCTTGTAAAGCGGATCCAGGATAATGGCTGCATAGTCCATCTGCTGGGCCCTGCGGATCAGCTTCGGCGTGAGCTTGTCCATGGGCACCGCCTTGCCTCGCAGCGGCCAGATGTCCAAGTTGTGACTCAGATGGTCCAGCCCCATGCTCTGGCAGATCTCCGCCAT